ATTAGCATATAGGCCTGCTGAGTTTGCTGCTGGCCAAACATAATTATTTGATTGAGCATATGCAGCGTTAGCATATTGTCCAGCAGAATTGGCTGTTGTCCATACCCAAGTATTTGATTGAGCATACACAGCATTGGCTTGAATATAAGCTGAGTTGGCTTGATTAAAAGCAGAATTTGTTTTTACAAAATCTGTTGAAATATTACTTACCGCATTGGCTAAATCAGAACTTCTTGCTAAAGTTATACCACCAACAGTAGAACCATCATGCACTGTTACTGTTTTTAATGTGGTATCAATGATAATCTCACCATTGGCACCAGTAATATTGGTCAACGTTGATGTTGGATATCTTCTAAGTTGTAGCGTCTTTGCCATTTTTAAAAACCTTTAATTGAAAACATTATACTTTATATTCAGTAATCACTGTATTTGCAGTATAAGAACTCGTTGCATTTGCTGTTGATGGTTTTGGAGTTATATCAATCTGTACAAATTTCTTAGGTGCAATATTATAAGAAGTAAATTTATAATTTGCCAAACTATTGATACCATATATAGGTTGCGTAGATATAAAGTCTCCGTCTATGTTTGTCAAATGTAATTTATTATTTGTCCACATCACAACTTTTGCTGTGGCTGTTGATGTTTGTGGTGTATAACCTTGATAAACTGTTTCACCAAGTTGGTATGTTCCAGTACCAGTTGCGGCATTTATACTGAACTCTACAACATCATCTGCCGTTATTAGATTATATATTGATGTAATAGAATGTGTAATAACTTTTGCAGTTGATGAACTACCAAAAATATAACCTTTGACAGTAAAGTTTAAGGTCCAAATAACCATTCTTGGATCTTTTTCTCGGTTACCCTCATACGTTATATCAGATTCACATGAATTTAATACAATAGGAACTTCTTTAATTATTCCCATTTCTGGTACCATGTTCAATTTAATTGTATAATCCGGTGTAAAGAATGGTAATATATGTTCCAATACTTGTGTACCATCTTCAATATTACGAACATAAAGATAAAGGTTAAAATCAAAATTGTATGGTACTGGATTGTATTGACCTATTGTGGCAGAATTTGATGTTGCATAATTCTTAATATTTGTGTTTTGTTTTCTGGAAGAATCATATGAAAGACCTGTCATTTCAAAAGACAATCTAGGCAAAGTCATTTGAACTTTTTTGTCCAAATCTGGATCTTCTTCCAGTCTCATCACATATGATTCTTTAGATGCATATGCAATAGGTATCAAAAATCTTTCGGCTTCTGTCAAATCTGGATTGTATCTAACCAATTTGATATCATTGAATAGGTTACCAAAACCTACTACAAGTTTTCTAATTGTTCTGTTGTAATATGGTGTTGACATTAGATGGATCCAAATGGGTTAATTTCAGTAAAGTCAATAATTGAATTGGCTTCACCAAAGATATGTTGATTGTCATATACTTCATTTCTGCTAGCATCTGCCAACGGATCAAATGTGGTCAACGTATGTCTTGCATTACTTGTTACACCAATTACAAGTTTACCATCTACAAATTCACCAGTAATATTAGAAACACTTAATGTATTAGATGTATTACTCCAGTGTTGTACTGTGGCAATAACAATTGCATTTGCATATGTGTTATCATTGGATTGAAACACAATTTCTTTTTGTGTATAGTTATTTGCACCACGAGCCAGTGTCAAATCAATTGTATACGCAGATTGTGTAACCACATCATCAATCTCAAATACACCAGTGTCAATAACTTCTTGTGAGTATTTGAATTTCTCCATTTCCAATTCATAGTAATATGGAATCTTACGACCTAACATGAAGAAGTCTTTGGTCTGGTTCACAAATTTAATTTCAAACAATTCACCGGTACCATTTAGAAAAGGTACATAAATTAAATCACCTTCTCTTGGTCTGGTGAATAGTGCTTGTGGTACTCGTTGTGAGAAAGAACGTTTAGAGATAATAACATTGATGTTATTTTTAATCTCAAGGCCAAACTTAGAAAAGAATTCTCTTTCACCACCGTACTCCATAGAACTTGATAGATAGAATTCTACTGGAAATGCTGAATTGAATTTCTTAACCGGATCTTCACCATAAAGAATGTCTCGGTCTTCCTCATTAAATATAGGGCAATAATATGCATCAAAACCCATAATCTTAATAGATTCAGTAATTAAATCTTCTACTATCCTTTGTTCGGCTAGCGAGTTGTAGTTGTTAAAATATTGGTTGGTCGCAATCTTAGGTGCCTACCTTTCTTCTCTCATCCCACCATAATTTCATTCTTTCTGAATGAGCTTTTTGTCTCATAGGATCATTTCTATATTTTTCTGCACTAATTTTGCCGGCATTACTTGCAAGTTTTGATGTATCATTATTTAACATTCTACTTGTTCTGGATTTTTCAATGTGCTCTTTGGATAGTTTTTTACCTTTTAAAAGATTTCTTAAAACTTCATTATGTTCTTCACTATTCTTTGAATTTTTTCTGCCATTATGTAATGCTTCTGCATGTTCTTTGGATATTTTTCTTCCTCTTTTGGCCGCTGCCATCTTTTCTCTGGTTTCTGGTGAAGGAATTCTTCCTTTATTCATGTTTTTGTGTATCTCATGAATAATTTCTTCTTTACCAATATGGCCAGATAAAGCTTTCCATGCTACATTATCCTGCCAATTACCATATTTTTCCCACAACAATCTATGAGCTTCCGCATGTTCTTCTACGGTAAGTTCAATCAAATTGGATGGATCATCTGTTCCACCCATATGTTTTGGAATTATATGGTGTTTATGTTTCATATTAATTCAATAGGAATTCTAGTGGTGCGCCATATTTGTCACCAATCTCAGCATGTAAGGCATTAATTTCATTGTCGGCTTCTTGGTAAATTTTATCACCATTCAGAGTAACACCACCTGGTAATTGAATACCATTGAACTTTTTAAGGTTGTTACCCCATGAACGTTTGATTAATGCAGTGGCATATTCTTTTAACCAACGGTCATTCCATGCCTGTACATAGATTGTTGGGTCAATCGTTGCATAACATTCTGCAATCACAGTGGTACCTACTGGTGCTTCTGAATAACCCCATGCCCAATCAATATACAACCTTTGCATATGTCTTTGGAACCTAATAGGAACTTCACCAGAGAACAATGTTTCCAATGAACGAAGATGTTGTTGTGTCATTGTGTAGTTGATATAGGATGCAGAGGTGAAGTCATACAACTCATTCAAACGTAATTGGTATCTCAAGTCAAACATACTTACTGTTGATTGTGAATCTGTTACTGGAAATATTCTGGTGATACCAGCAATTTGTAATGCATTGTTTGAAGAATCTTTTGCCTGTGATATATCCAAATATTTGTTATTGATATCTGTTTGGTCTATCTTTTTAATATAATAAACTTTTTGTAGACCATCAAAGTGATAATCTTGCCAGTATTGTAATGCATCATCAATACGGTCTTCCACCTGGTCGTCATCAACGTTGATTTCAATTACAGGAAATCCTAATCTACGTAGACAGTAATCTTTAAAAGCGCTTCTTGATGTTATTGTGGCCATTTATTTTCCCCTCTATTGGGGGTATTTATGTAATGTATTATGAACTGACTGTTGAAATGTTGGTGTTAGGGAATGCTCTACCAGCACCCCATACAATTCGTACAACTCCAAGAGTACCATTAACACCATATGATTGTTGGTCAACGTTGTTACCTGCACCTCCTGAACCACCAGCTCCATATGATTTATACGTTCCAGCTTGGTTGTAACCATTTGGACCAAAAGGACTAGATCCTGAACCCGTAGTTCCAGGGACGTTGAAAGCTGATCCAGTACCACCTATACTGCTATTTGCACCAGTAGTGCCTGTAGCTGAACCAGTAACCACAGCATTGCCGCCAGAACCACCAGTACCATAATAAGTACCTGCGGCACCGCCGCCAGCGCCGCCTTTAGTAGTTCTTGAATCATTACTACCACCAGTACCGCCGGCGCCACCAGTTCCAACTGTAACTGTGCCTCCTGAACTTCCAATCGATGCATCACCAGTTCCTGTAGCTGATACTGCAACTAATGCTGTTGCGCCTCTATATAAACCAGCAGCATATGTTGGTCCTGTCGCAGTTAATATAGGAATTTTAACGGTTAATGTTTCTCCAGGTGTGACACTAATATTGTTTACATAAGAAAGTCCGCCACCGCCACCGCCAGCATAACCACCAAAATCACTTGCATCGCCGCCATTATCTAAAGCTGGAGAACCACTACCAATTACAACTGCATTTATGCTAGTCAAAAATGCTGGAACTTGCCAAGTTGTTGTATAGTACTGTGTAACTTGTGGTATAGATACTCCACCTAAACTAGATGAAATTCCATTTGGATCAAATATAACGTTATTTGCTGTAGGTGCCACAGCCGTTGTGAAGCTATAATTGTATGCGTCATTACCAACATTTAAACCATCAAAATATGTATTAGCAGGAATCGAAACATAGTAAGTTGTAGATGGTGACATTCCGCTAGGTACGGTAATATAAACATTTGTATTGGTACTAACATTAATAGTATTGGTTGCAAAAACAGTTCCACCTAAACTGCCAGTGTATATAACTGAATTAGCTTTAGTGTTTGATGAATAGATGGTTCTATTTGAGTTGAGTATAATTGGATCAGAACCATTATATACAGTTGAACCATTTGAGGGGCTTGAAGCTGTAAGTGTTAATGCTCCTGGATTACCGGTGTTAAAAGAATAATTATATGATGAATTGAAGTGTCCAGTATCATCAGAATAAGCATTTGCTGGAATTGAAACATAATAGGTGCTGTTTGATTTAAATAAATTTGCAGCACTTAAACTAATGTTGATAGGAGTACTCGAAATCATTGGTGTATCTGATGTTAAACCCGATGTTACTAAATTTGTTCCGTTATAATTATCTGACCATATACTATAAGTCGGAGTCCCTGAATAAATTGTTGATGCTGGATGATTTGGTGTTAATATTAATTGACTTATTGGACTGGTAATAGTTGAACCAACTCCTGGATTTGTTGCTACCATTGTCAACGGAGCTAAGTTAACAGCAAAAGCAGGAATTATAAAAACATTACTACTTTTGCCGCCAGACCAAGGTAAACCCGATCCAGGTGGATCTACAGTATAAGAAATACCATTTATATTAGAACTATTTGCAACAGGCATCGTAATAGCACCAGCGTTTATAGTAATAATTTCTGTATAATCTATACCACTTATTATATTAGCAACATTAGCAGTATAGTTAGCAGTAAATATATTACCAAAAAAAGCATTGGCGTCAGTTGCAGTGCTGGTTACAAGTGTTAGGTCACTCAATGTTCCGCCACCACTTGTTGTAATTAATTTTGAATTCGCAGAATTGGCCAAAGAACCAAACATATCTATATACACTTTAATTACGCCGTTAGCTGTATTTGGCGTCCTTGTATATACAGCGGTTGTGTTAAATTTATTGGTACTATTATTAATAATATTATAATAAACTGAAGTAACACCAATATTGTTTAAACCGCTGTCCGTATAAGCTGCAGCAGGAATTGATAATTGACTAAAATAATTATTACTTGTAAAAGCTGAACTAGGAAGATACATTTCTGCATACCGAAGTGTACTGGTTTGATTTGCGGATACTGTAGTTGTTGTATTGTTTGCATATATTGTTGCAGCGATTGTTGGAGTAAAACCATAATAGAGTGGTATAGACCTTTTTATATCGATGGATGTCAAACCTGTCGAACCACTATTTGCAACACCAGCTGCACCCATATTAGTAAGAGAAATTTGAATTCTTCTGTTGCTTGCTGCAACTGAAGTTGTACCAATCATATTATTTGCAATTTGTCTAGTTGCATTTAAAAAATTTGGATCTGAAAAAGTGAATACAGGATATGAGGTACTTGATTTGGAAACAACACTTATAAGTGCATATGGTAAATATGCGCCAGCTATTGCTTCAGAATAAATAGATAAGTTACTTAGATTATTAACACTTACTTGGCCAGCTGGAATGCTAATTTGTCCCACAGCACCAGCAAAAGAAAAATTAAATTTGTAAAGTTTAGGATCAACAGAATCTTGTGCAAACGATGTGACTGATGTTGAAGTACCAGTTAAACTTAAATTTGCTGTAGAAAATTGACTTGTATTAACAGGTATGTTCCATTTTACAGTTACTGCCACTAATTGTCCGGCTATAACTTGTGATCCAGAAGCTTTACCATCATAGTCAATCGAAACGTTTGCGGTTAGAGATGAAGTGTTTGCTCGTTCCCATCTAGTACTTGTGCTATTGTATATGTATAACTTATTACCAAAATTTCTATATGTACCATCAGCAGCAGGTGTCAAATCAATTGCCATTATGGTCTCCCAATTTCTATCCAACCGCTGCTTGTTACACCATTACCAGCTGCAACATATAATGACCAGACACCGGTAGTTGTATCATACCATGTGTCACCTTCTATTGGATTTGACGGTGCAGTACTTGTCAAAGTTTTAGTAAATTTAGTTTGTGCCGCTGTTATTTGTCTTGTACCATCACCAAAAGTTATACCACCTGAACTTGATGATAATGTAATATTTCCTGTAACAGCAACATTACTGGAAACATTTAGTGTTCCAACGCCGCCTAAGTTATTTGCTGTGTTTGCACCTGTTGCGGCATTCAATATTGTAATTGTATCTGAATAATGATTAAATGATATTGACATTAGAATGTTACCTCAGCAGTTTCGAGCTTACAGTACCAACGAATAGTATTTGTTGCATCACCTTTTACAGTTAGTTGCAAACCACCATTGGTTGTATCAGTAGTAATTGTAAAATACCAACCATTGGTTAATGCAACAGAGTCTATATTAATTACACTTATTGTAGGAATTCCTAATAAAGTGGTTGAAGCTGCTGTTGCTGCTCTTGTGATGACTCCTTCAAAAGTCCATGCGGCATTTGCAGCCGAACCTGTAACGGTAGCAACCATAGTTCCTTTGAATTGAAATAAGGAATTATTTGGCAAAATCAACATATTTCGGTTGCCCACGCTGTTGCTTATTGTAGGTGATCCGTCAACTAACAACAATTGTGGTGTAGCAGATGTTGTTTTGCCCGCAAATGGCATTATTCCACTTTGAGCATATCCTGTATTTACTCCAGCACTACCATAAGCAATACCACTACTTGTTAAAACATTATAAAATTTTACACCTCTAGAATAAGCATAATTACCACCAAGAATAACACTGCCTGTGCTATCTACATAATGATTTTGACCTCCAATAGCTACAGCATTTGTACCAGAAACAGAGTTGGTATTTCCACCAATACTTGCTGAAGCTTGTCCAGAAGCTTTACTATCATATCCACCTAACAATGCAGAGAATTGTCCAGAAGCTACAGACGTAGGTGAAAATCTTACTAATTGTAAATCAACCGACATTTGGCCACGAAATCCACCAGGATGTCCGTCAGTACCGGATATACCATTAAATGTTGGATTTGGTATTGATGTTAAAATACCACCCCATCCTCTTGGTTGAAAATATATTGAAACGTTTGCTTCTGGTGTATAAGTATTTGATAAAGTATTAGTGCCCTGATGTGGACCACCATATCCATCAATATAACCGCTAGTATTAATACCAACATATATGTTATTACTGGTATTTGGTCTAGTTGCTGAACCAAAATATATTGGATATTTGTTATTAGCTAAAAAACTAATACTATTACCAGTTAAGGTAATATTGCCGTCAGCACCAGTAGAAACAATCTGGGACCATGCAACGTTTGTTCCACTATAAACTACTTTTTTATACAGTATATTCGTTTTCGTACTGTAGTACTCATCACCAACATCTGAAAATGTTGGTGGTGTATCAGTAACTGTATATTTTAAGTAATTCTTAGTTGACATATTACGCTTGTGCTTCAGTCCAACTTAAACGTGCATTAATTGTATTCGTTCCACCAAGAGCAACCGCAGTAACTGTAATAACATCCGGACCATCTGGATATAAACCAGCTGGTGTTGTTGGTACATTTAATGAAGTAGCACCACCCAAAATACTATTACCAATATCACGAACTTGGTTCAAGTCTTGAGATGTTGCGCCCGCATTTGATGTAAAGAATCCGTAAATACTTTCACCACCAGTTATTGCTGTATTAGCAGCATGATAAGCAACTTGTGCCAATGAAGAACCACCAACAGATGCAAAAGTTCCTGATGCTGGTCTACCATTCAATATCAATTCAATCCTAAAAGCAGCACCAGTTGTATATGTGTCCATTGAACGTAATGTCAATTGCATACGGTTAATAATTTCACGAACACCTAACAAACCAGATTGTCCTTGGTCAACAGAAGGCGATAAGCGAACAGACATTAGAGCATATCTGGTATTAATACCCTGATTAATAAGTGTTGTATTCATACCTGAGTTAAACACAAAACTTCTGTCATCGTCAAAACGACCATCCATAATCACAGAAGAACCCCAATGGCCAATCGTACTTGCAATTGTTGGAGAATATAATTCAACTTTAATTGGATTGATTGCTGAGTATGTAAATGTTGTGGCTGATGTACCACCAGTTTGGCCACGAGCACCAATTGTCAAAGTATTGGATGTTTTTGAAGTATATGTAATATATTCTATCGCTGCACCAGTAGCGGCACCAGCAGTTATTGCAACAGTACCTGAACTTGGCCAACCTGTTGTATCATTTACTGATATAGTTGCGCCAGCACCTGAACCAGATGATAATGTTGAAGTCAAATATGTATAGTAAGGTATTGTATTTGTTTCATAACGTGCTGGTAAGTTACCAGAACGCATATATGCTTCAGTGTTAACGTTATTATTTGGAATTCTGTGGCAGTAAATAACTTCACCACGATTGTTTTTAAATCCAAAACGAATTGCACCTGCACCATACCATGTGAAGTCGATGTAGAACATTTGCATTTTGGTTAAATCAACTGTATAACCACTGGCTCCAGTGCCATCTACCTTATCAATATTCCATGTACTTTGTGGATAACGAGTATCAATAGTTTTTGTTACAAGGCTATTCACTGTATTGGTTGCACCACGATATTCTGGATAAATCTGCATTGTAGTATCAGTTGTTATATTTTGTACCAAATATGACATTCCACGAATAACAATATAATCACCTGGAGTTAATTGTGTAGAAAATTTTGTATTTGTTCCTACAACGTTATGGCTGCCAGCTGTTGTTGCAACTGAACCTGATAAGAACTTAGCACTTGAACGTTTCACTGCATACAATGTTACACCATCATATTCGTAGAAGAAACCATTTTGTTGGTCAAACATACCAACACGATTTGAACCACCATACCATAAATTAGGTGCTGCAATAATGTTTGCACCAGTTGCTGGTGTTGCTGATGGAGTTGAACCAGCTGAATATGTAAAAGTAGTTGGATTGGATGTACCTGTAACAGTAAATGTTCCATTGTATGCTGTTTCATTACATCCACTTATTGCCACGTTTGCACCAGTCAATAATCCATGTGGGAATTTTGTTGTTACTGTACAAACAGTTGTTGCAGATGTAATAGTATCAATATAAATTGGTGGTTTTAGTAAAGAACCTGTAGAGAATTGAATACCTTTACCTGACTGATAACGGAATTGACGGCGTGTTTGACGAATAACTTGATAACCATGATACGGACTCAAGTTAGTAAATTGAACAGCACCAATTGGCGCACGATGTTCAACATAACCAAGAGCTCTTGGAAAAATAGAATTGTTTGCCGTTAATGTTGTTGTACCACCAGAAACAGGAGAAGTAAAGGTAAATGTACTATTTGTTGGTGTTGTTGCTACAATGTAACTGCTATTATTTGGTTGAGTGGCACTTGTTGCATTAACAACATAGATACCATCACCTGGTCTTAGTCCGTGAGCATTTAGTGTAGTCGCTGTTCCTGTTGTGCCAGAATATGTTATTCCACCAGTTGCTGCTTGAATTGCTGAGTTTGAAAAGAATGTTGATTGAAAAACATATGTTTTATTTGCATCATACAAAGTTGCTGCCGGTGTATTTGTAGTTGTGTATGTAAATTGAGTTGTGTTTGAATTCTCAACTACCCACCAGCCATCTGCATTACCTATATCCAAAGTACCTTGAATAAAGATTGGTGTACCATTTGACAATTGTGCTGTTGTACTAACTCTAACTGTTTTTGATGATGCTGCAACATCAGTAATTGTTACAGGTGCAGTTGAATCATAAAAAGCTGAAGGCTTATTATTCAATAGGTTAATTTGTTCCCACTTAGTAGGTTGTAAACCATATTCAAAGTCGGTATCAATAAGAGATTGTGGTGTAGAAACACGAAGTTTTTCTACAGGGTCACGCATCACTTCTGATGGAATAATTTCTGTGTAAGTTTCTTCTGTAAGTATTGCCAACTTATCTGTGGCATTCATTGCAGCTGTATTAAAGTTTAATACAATCGTGGTTGTTTCTTGACCAGTTGTGGTAGATATAGTTTGAGTAACACTGGTTGTCTGCAAATTTGGATCAGAGAAATTATAAATCACTGTGCCAGTTGTTGTGTTTGTAATCAACAACAATTGTTCTTTGCGGATAAATTTACCAGTAACTACAATAGTTTTTGTAGACGGTGTAAATGTATACGCTTCTAATATAACATGTTTTGCCATTTTAATTAATCTCCTAGTGCTATCGTTGTAGCAGAATATGGATACTTACGAGTTTGTACGTTTGTTGCCTTATTTATGATAGTTACTATCGCTTGGTCTGTTGGTGCTGGGGAATTATATATGATTAAGTTTGCTGTATTTGCATCAGAAACCACACGGAAACCTATAAAAGAATCATAAGGTGTCAACCAAGGATATGTATTCTGTTTAATATATGGCGCCAAACGCAGACCATTTACTATTACTTCCATGTTTCTTGAATCAACAACATCACTACTTGTAATATTTGTTTGGTCTGTAAACAAAGTAAA